ATCGCAGTCGTCCAAGGAAGTCACGGCCAACGCGCTGTTCGACGCTGGCAGTCCGGCGACCCTGTTCGGCCGGCGAGGAAGCCTCTGCTCTGGGCTCAACTGGTTCTATTATGGAGGCCAGCTGGTCACAGACGGGGCACTTACAGGGGTCGCAAACAATTCCATTGCACTGGTATTGACAGCAAGCAGTAATAACTACATTGAGGCGGACCGTGCCGGAATAGTAACGAGCAACACTACCGGGTTTACCCCTGGGAGGATTCCGCTGTACCTGGCGGTAACCAACACCACGTCAGTGACCAGTTATAGCGATTACCGATCTTTCCGTACAACCATATCAAGCACGTCCAAGGCGTCGATCGCGGTTACGTCTGCAGACGTAAACATGGACGCGGCATCTGCCCGTTGTCGGTACATAACAACAACCGGGGTACTGACCGGAAACCGCAACGTGATCGTGCCGAATGACTGGGAGGGGACCGTGTTCTGCAACAACACCGGCGCCTTCACCACGACCTTCAAGACCAGCGGCGGGTCGGGTGTCGTCGTCGCGCAAGGCAAACGGGCCATATTGATCGCCGACGGCACAAACGTCGTCCGCGTAACGGCGGATGCCTAACGCACTAAACCCAATGCGCCAAGCCCTGGTCGCGGCCGACCGGCTGCTCAACACCTTGCTCGGAGGGCGGACCTACGAAACGCTGTCGGCCCGCGCCTACCGTGACGAGTGGATGATCGAGGTCGTGATCAACTGGTTGTTCAGGGACCCAAAGCACTGCATGACCGCGCACCAGAAATGCCCTCCTCGCCCATGCCAGAGTGATGAACGCTGTACAGATTTTGTACAGATGCCCTGAATTATTCCGCTATATCGTGACTTACGCGCCGCCACAGCAACTACTCTGGCAGCGCGTAGCTCATTGATTTAGTGGTACCCGGAGCCGGGGTCGAACCGGCACAGCCGCAAAGCCGAGAGATTTTAAGTCTCTTGGGTCAATCAAACGTCTACCACGCACACGCACTACAGCAAGGTCTCCATCGGCTACGATGCGGCGCAGTGTGCTGAGTGATCCGCCCAACTCATTGGCAGCCTCCGTCAACGAGAGCAGGCTCATATGTGCTTGGCCAGGGCCTCGACCGTGGCGCAGGCTGCATTGAGGCGCCGGTAGTCGAGCAGTGGCAGCGTCCGCTCAGCTGCGATGGCGCTATTCGTCAGACTGACACGGTCCAGGTCTGTGACGTGCCACTTCCCGGTCCGGACCTCACGGTCTGAGATCGCTTGCAGGGTGAGGACCGCGGAGTCGACCAGGATCTTGTCGGCGCGGCCGACCCGGTCGTTGTCGTCCGATGCAATCGAGACGATGAAGACCACGCGGCCCAGCCGCTTCCAGTTGTCCGGTGAGTTGTCGTTGGACTCCATGCCCATCAATGCGAAGTGCATGTCCTGAGCCAGATTGTCGAGAAGCCCCTGGGTAACCGGCACGTTGATAGGCCTGGGGCGGTAAATCTTCCTTGGTTTGCTGTTTTTCGCCATGTTTTTGGTCTTCTTTTTGGCTGATGCCCACGAGGGGCATTTGGCGGCCCGTGGTGAGGGCCGAGGCGCGCCCCGCCACAGGTGCATTGGCGGGGTCGCGATCGTTGAACCTGAGTAGATGATTTTCAGGTCAATTAGTGGTCAGAAGTCGAATTCAGTGACCAGCGGCGTTGCACCCTGTGACTTTAGCCAAGGTACAAGCTTTGAGTCGAAGCACGCTACACACATATCAACAGACACAGTCTCTACCTCCCCGCTCTCTGGGTAGCTGGTGCCCAGGCGCCTTTCAATTGTGGTCTCGTTAACCTGATAGGCTGCTTCAACGATCGTGTCACCACAAAGATCGCATGTGGTCCTGTCCACTACATCACGTGTAGATGTAACTCTCCGGGTGTACTTCATTGTCTGCGCTCCAGGTCCCAACGGTGCTGTTTCCACCCTCTAAAGTTCGCGAAGAACTTATTCGACGGAAGGGACACGGCCTGATGCTCGACGGGGCTCATGTGCGGCGGGTTGGCATTCACCAGTCGATTATAGAGGGTGATGTCCTCGTCAACGTTTGGTGTCTTCCCTTCGTGCGTGAGGTACGAAACACGCGCACACCTGGCAGCCGACATCTTGATACAGGTCGCGGTGGTGTAGTTGAGCCTCTCCGCTTCCAGTACGTACGGTAGGTGCCAGTCACCAACCGGTGCCAAGGTAGGGTAAGACTTCTGCATCGCGAGCAGGACTGCGTGCGCCAACCTTTGCATTTCTGGTTGCGCATCGGGATGGCAGCGAAGGTCAAAGAAGTTCTGCCACTCGGTGGCCGTGACCACGACGTGGATGTGCTGGAATGGTTCGAGGATGCGATTGACGACCTGCTTGTGGAGGCCCAATTCGTCCATGCGTACAGCGATGTGCGCGGCCCATGCGGCAGCGTCGCACCACAATCGCTCGGAATCAACTTGACCTTCCTCGCTTAACTCAGCACGGGCCTGCATCCCTGGTTGATTTTCACCCCAGTGAATCGGCACCGCAGGGTTCGTGCGAACGGCCTCGATCATCTTCTTGACTGGAATTGCGCGACTACTGGACGCATTGCGACTAAACATTCTGTGCGTCATAAATTCAGCATGAATGAACCGAGGGTACACAAGCTGCAGTGTGGTCAGCCTGATTCGCTCCTCGCTGATCGAGTCAGCGATAATTTTTGCTTCAATGGTCATTTGTTGTCCTTATTATTTGACCTGGCATATTACTGTTACTCGTAATACTCCACGACCACACCGGCTTCCTTGAGCATCTCAATGGCTATAGCCGCCTCCTCGTCCCAGTCCTGACGCCCGTCGATAATTCGCTTGACCTCCTCGGTCTTCCGGGTGAGTACGCGCTTGATACCGGCCTGGATAATCATGCCGGCGCAGGTTGCGCACGGGTGGAGTGACGTTAGGATCAGCGTCGTGCCTTCGAGCACTGGACGCGCCGCTTGGGCGATAACGTTCATTTCAGCGTGCACAGTCCACCGATATTTGAGTGGGCGCTCATGGCGAGCCTCGACGTCGTCGTTCGTGCCTCGCGGGAATCCATTGTAACCACTCCCCTTGATGCAGAAATGGTCGTCGATGGCGACGGCCCCCACCTTCGTGGAGCGGTCTTTCGACCGGCCCATGGCCGCCTCGGCGTCTGGGATAAACTTCAGGCGCCGCCTACGGGCGATTGCCTCCGTGTCTTCGTACACGTCGTGGGTGATCACTTCCGCACCTCAATATCAGGCACCAACGCCGCAGGCTTGAACACGACCCGGTACCGGTAGGGGTTCGCCGCAAATGGCTCAACCTGCTCGACGACATACGTCACGTTGTCTGACAGTCCAAGGAAGTGCTTCTTGTACTCTCCAGGCCCCGTCTTGCAGGTCACTGAAAGTTGCTTAGCCTTGTCATAGTTGCCAAGGGAGCACATACCCTCAATGGTGAGCATGTACTCTCCCGTGATGCCGTTGTAGAACACAACACGTCGGTTTATTTCAAACTGATCCGCGGCTTTCGAGAGGTTACTGGACGCCACGTTTGCGTCACTGCAACCAACGGCCAGGGTTGCGAGTGCGGCGGTTATCAGGAGTTTCTTCATTGTTATTGTCCTTATAGTTGAATGAGGTTGTCAGCGATAGACTCACTAACGTCCTCGTGTGAAACAAGCAGAGTCTGCTGAAAATCAACAGACTTCATGAAGCCTAGCATTGCCTCCGTTCGACTAGCGTCGGCGGCAGCGCACGGTTCATCCAGTACGAGCAAGCCACATTGTGGCAGGAACGTCCGCAACAGCGAACAACGGATGGCGAGTCCAAGAATATCAAGCGTCGAGCCCGACAGTGACTCCACTGCCTGACCATTAACGCAGAACCCGCCCTTCTCTTTGGTGACCCAGGACTCTTCACCGCGCATCTGGCTGAACATGACCGAGACGCTGGCCAGCACCGTGCTCCAGAGCTTGTTGGCGATTAGTGGCCTGATCGTCCGCAACTTCTTGACCAGCGCGTTATTGAACGCCAATGCCTCGATGTCCTTCAGGCAGTTGTCGATCACTTGTTGTGCGTCGTCGATGCGAGCTTTGCACGCCGACCACAGGGTTGCGGCGGTGCTGTGTGAAGTGGTCAGGTCCTTGATCTCCTGTTCGATCAGGAGCAACTCTCCGCGAGCAGTCTGTGCTGCCAGCGCCGCCTCGTCCTTGGCCGCTGTCAGTCTGATGACTTCGTCGGCTGACGGTGCATTGAATTCGGCATATTTCTTTCCAGCGGCTTGAATCGCACCCTCGGCCTTGACCAACTGCTCGTTCGCCATCGCGTACCGGACCTTGGCCGTTTCGATGGCCTTGACGTTGGCTTCGGCATCGCTCAACTGCTTGCGCAGATAGGGGATATCGGGCTTGTCGTCGGATGGTGGATCACCTATCCAGGAGAGCTTCGGCGGGTAGGTTGAGTCGTCGATGGTGACGTAGCCATGGAGCTTACCCAACTCGGCGTTGAACCGGTCGGCGCCGCGGCGGATGGTATCGAGCGCTGCGACGATCCCGCGCATACGCTGCACCTCGAACTCCAGATCGGGCAGTTTCTTGGTGAGTGCAGCCAGTGCCTGATCAACCTCGGCATTGGTCTTGACCACGTGCTCAAGGTGCGTGACGTCCTGACCACACTTGTCGCACTTGTCGTGGTCAATCCTGCGAGCTTTCAACTGCACGATCTTGGCGTTGGCCTGTGCAAGCTCCGCGACGGCGCTCTGCAGTCGTTTGTTGTCGGCGTCGATCAGGTCGTTCAATTCGGACGCGGAGCAACCTTCTTGCCTTGGGCATTCTGGCAGCCTGTTGAATGCCTGGTACGCGGCAGCGCGCTTGCCATGGTCCTCGGCCCAGGCCACGCGCCGCTTCAATACCTCGATCGTGGTCATGTCAAAGGTGCGGAGCGCACCCGGGGCAAGGGAGACCGACAACTCCCGTGCTTTGTCACGGGCATCGGTTGCTACCACCACGGCTGAATACAGTACCGATCCTTCAAGGTACAGTGCCGATGCAGAACGCCACGTCGTATCCGCTTCCGCAGCCGCGGTGTCGAGCGCGGCTAATGACTTGGCGATCTTGCTCGCCTTGGCCTTGAGGCTGGCCACAGTCTCGGCATGCAGCTTGTCATCGGGCTTTGGTGGAAGCCCATTCATGGCCGCGGCCAGCGTCTCACGCGCACCCTTGAGCCGCTCCTCGGTAACGGCCGGCGAACCGAGCACGAGCTTGGTCTGTGCCGCTTCGAGGATCTCGTCGAAGACAGCCATCGAACTCAGGTCCTCGATCAGGAGTGACAGGGCCTTCGGCCCTTGCTCCAGTGCGCCGCGGATTGCACCCTGCGGTGCCATGAGTAGACTTTGTGCCGTGGTGACGTCGGCCCCGAGCAGGGTGGCGGCCAGGGCCGAGACTTCGTTCTGACCGGTGCAGAAGACCTTGCCGTCCTTGATTACTTCGGCCCCGGCCCTGGAGCGCTTGAAGAGCAGCGTCTGGTCGCCGGCTTCGAGCGTCAACTCGACCTTTAGCGTCTTGACGTCCTCGCCCCAGGTCACCGTCTGCTCTAGTGGCGTGCGGAGCGCCCTACTCCCGAAAAGGGCGTAAGAGATGGCTTCGAGCATTGAGGATTTTCCGCCCTCATTCGCTGCCCGAATGACCTGTATTCCACCACTGAAGTCGATAGTCAGGTCTTCGTGGCGACGGAAGTTCGTCAGCTTTAATGTTTTTAGCATTTCAAAAGCCCCTTCACAGTTTCTTGTTCGCGTTCGTTCAACTCGGCCATAATGCTGCCGACGACGTCGAACGATTTGATGGACTCGATCGAGGTCTTCGTCATCTCGTCCGACATTGCGTGTCCTTCTATTTTTACCGAGTTGGCTATGACGAACGCATCGTGTGTCTGGCGCAGCTTGGACACAACCTTGATCACGTCCGCGGCCTCGGCCGCCGTCGCGTCCCCGGTCACCTTAATGAACTGGAGCCCGTCGAGGTCTGTTAGTTCACGCCAATCGACTGCGGAATAGTTGCCCTCAGCAGTCCAGGTTCGCTCGAACTGCAGGCTGGTGTCTGTGATGCGGGTGGCGAACTTGTCGGGGTCGTCGAGGCAGTCACTTACTGAGGACGGGAACTGGTTGCCGGCAACCACCACTCTTCCGCCGCGCAACGAGTAGCCTACGTGTTCGTGCCCAAGTAAAAGCGTCCAGCCAGCCTTCATGAGATCGCCTACCTGATCGTCACTCAAGTTGAGTGAATGATCACTATTCTCGGCAAACCCATTCTTATAGTTACAGTGCAAGAGCAGGTACTGGCCTGGCTTCCCAACCGGTATAGCTTCCGCTATCTCCATGTTGAACAAGTCTTGGTTCGGCATGTGTGGGATGCACCAGACATTCCTGGATACTTGCTTGAGGCCCTTATCGTAGACGTACACTCGCCCATGAACCTTGGACATGTAAAGCATGTGGACGAGCAGGTGGAACGACGACAGTTTGTCTCCACGCGGGTTATAGTCGTGGTTACCAGCAACGAGGTGCACCTCTCTGAGGGTCATCTTGTTGAGCCATGTGTTCAGTGTCCTCGCCGTCTTGACCACGTCATTGGTGTCAACAGTGAAACCGTCAAAAATATCGCCGTTGATGACAACAGGACCCGACTCCTTGTCAAGAATGCTGGCAAGGTTGTCCAGCAGGTAGGTGCGCAGTGCGACCTGCGATTGCGGTGTAGTGCCACCGGAGCGATTTACTCCGATGTGTAGATCGTTTAAGACTAACATTTGATGTTCCTCATAAGACAAGGTGTGCCCATATTGGACACACCTTGTGGTTTTGTCAAGTGACTACATGTCCGTCGGGTCGCGGAAACCGCAAAACACGGGGAATCTGGGGGCGTCTTTGACGCCGACCATGAAGGACTTCACCTTGACAATCTTGCCGCCAAGCGTGTCGCGAATAGCCCACAGCCTGGCGCGATCATCATCCGTAAAGCCTGTGCCTACGTTGAAGATGATGCCGTCCGCTGTTTTGCATGTGAGCGCCCCGAGATCGCCGCGCCCACTCTTGTTCTCTTTGTGCGACGACCGCTCAGTGCGCCCAAGCTCATTGGTGGTTGCGACGTTGCCGTTGTGCATACGCTCATCGTAGCCGATGACTTCGTATTCATTATCGACGAATCTTTTCAGCTTAAGCAGCGTGTGTGACCTGGCCGTGGCGCGACCGAACTTGTACTTGGAGTTTGGCCCGCGTCGCTTGCGCAACATGACGCCTTCAAACCCTTGCTCCAGGTAGCGGCCTTCGAGTTCCTCCAGGCTCTCCGTGTAGGCGGTAAGCAAGTGCTGCTCAACCACCCGTACATTATCAGTTGGCTCTGCCAGTCTGATCAGCCGATCAACGTACTCGTGATCGGGATACTGGATGTGGTCAAAGACATGGAAGGTGACATCAGGCTCACCCTCCTTGCTCATCACAGCGGAGTTGGTGTCGCGGTAGCAGGTTGGTGACGTCGGGTCGCCACAGATCAGTTCGCCGTCGTAATACTCGAGGTGACTGAACAGCGACTGCACGTGCCTGTTCGGGATCGGCTTCAGGCTGCGTGACATCACGACGCCGTCGATGACGATGGCGCGGATGCCGTCCAGCTTCGGGGACAGTAGCATGTCCGTGAGGTCTAGCTTGTCAAGGTCGGCGGGTGATGCGAGGAGAGGTTTAAATCCTGGGATCATCGTGTTGGCTCCTTGTCAAAATACCCGTAGCTACGGATGTTGGCAGCCTTGACGTTGGCCACCATGGTGTCGAAGCGCTCCTGGTTCAGTGCCTTGTTCTGTCTGGCGCGATGGCAGTTGCCGCACTGGGAGATGGTGATCTGGCCCCACTTCCCCCTCTTGACTTTGACAAAGTCGTCCTGGGGCCACCAGTTCTTGCAGTAGGCGCAGTGCTTGCGAGGTACGGATTCTGTCATGTTAGAAGTACCCCATTGAAAGTAGTGCGGCCTCTGCCGTTGGGTAAGTTGGGGAATCACGCAAGTCCCACGAAGGTACGTCACTTGCGAGAGCGCTTGGGGTTGTTACTCTCCACACATCCTCGGTTGAGTGATGGATGAGGATGAGACTGCGGGCACCAGCCATCTCAAATTTCTTCAGCACAGCGAGTTGGCTGATCTTGTCTTTGGCAATGCGGTAAGTGTGTGTAGTGGACTTCACCTCCAGGAACCCGGAACTTGCCTTGGAGAAATAGACGAAGTCTGCGGGGCTTGCGGCGAGGTAGTTTCTGGCTGAACGAGTGTCTGGCATCCTGAAGAACGAAAACCCAACGCCGCCGTTGAGATTTTTGAGAAGGGTCTCAACTATTTTTTCGGCTTTTTTGCCTCGCTGCCCGACTGCACTTACGGTCATTGGGATACTCCAGTCGAACGGAAGGGCGTCATCAGCGCCTTTTCATCTGTCCACCCAAGGTTATTCTTCCTCGACCTAAGTGTGCAGTAGTTCACTCCAAGTTCTTCCGCCCACATTGTCATCGTCTGCGTGCGACCGTTCAAGGTCAGCAGCCTATTGGATGACTGGTTATTTGCTTGCTGTTTTCGCGTAGCCCATACGCAGTTCTCACGGCAGTAACCGGCGTCATTATCAAGGCGCTCAATTGAATGCTTATCAGATGGCCGCAGCCCCATGTCTCCGATGAAAACATCAAAGTTCTGCCGCTCTGGACACACAGTAATTCCTCGTCCGCCCCACTCGGAGTACCTCCTGTGGTTAGGGTTTTCACAGCGTCTAAGCATCTCCTTCCACACCTTGTACTCTGCTGTGTCACCTAGACCTCCTGCAGAGTAGAGTAAACAACCGCACGACTTAGTGTTGCCAGACTGCAGTGACCCAATAGTTACATAGGCTATTGAACCACACTCACACAGGCACTCGTAACGACGAGCCACCTTCACACTGCCCACCTTCTTACCTGTGTGACCAGTCCCAACAATAGTTAACTTAGCAAATGATTTTCCGATATTTCTGGCCACACCTACCGCAGGTGCTGGCAAACCTTCGACTGTGGTACTAACCTCTCTTGATCTGTATGTTGTCATGTTTTTATTCTTATAGAGTTGAAGAACCTGCGCAGTGCGTAGGACCGGATAATGCTGACGGCGGTGAAGAACAGCGTGAGTTGAAGATTGGTCGCCATCGACAAGTGAATGTCAAAGATCGGGAAGATGGCGATCTGCGATGCGAAACTGACGGCGAACCCGATGAGGATATTCGCCGCCGTCTCGACTGCGGACATGAGCCTAGTCTGCATCAGTGGCCAACGACCTTGTGTGGATACATCAGGAGTACCTTGGTGGAGGCTCTGGCCGCGGCCATACGATCTTCATGGCACAACTTTGAATCCGTGGATCGCCCCTGACGAGCACACAACTGCTTGCCCAGAACAGCACCTTCGTACTCGGCAGTGAGCACTTCCCGTTGTCGTACATCAGGCAGTTGATGGTCGGTAGCTTCTGACTCATGCCGCCACCTCCTCTTTGCCCAGCGACTTGGCCACCGCCGCCACAATGTTCTCCTCGATGATCCAGTCCCCGCACTCGATCAGCTTGCCGAAGTTCGGGCCAAGCGCGATCGAACCCAGGAACGGAACCTCCAGTCCGGCGTAGGGCTCGACCATGGCAGCGTGAACCACCTTGATCGACTCCAGTGCGTCGCAGCCGGCGACGGACCAGACCAGCTCGTCGTGAACCGGCGCGAAGAACACCATGTCCAGGCTGAACAGGATGCCTGATGACCACAGCCTGGCAATGGCCAACTTCGTCTGCTCGGCCGAGCCACCTTGAATCTTGAAGCTCGGCCCTTGACGCATCGCCCGATCGGCCACGCCCCATTCGTCGGAAAGCACCGAGTCACGGAGGTGGCGACGGGCACCCATCGGCGACAGAACATAGCCGAGTTGCTGGGTGCCTCGCTCCACTTGCTTCTTCCACGCCTCGAAGCCCGGGAACATGGCGAACTTGGCATCAAGGAATGCCGCGGCATCCGCCACCGGGATGATCAGGGTCTCGGCCAGCTTCGCCGCCATGGCCCCGTACTGCGCACCGAAGTTGACGTTCTTGGCGCTCTTGCGCAGGTCGTCACACATCTTGGCGACATCGGCATCGGCGCCCTTGAGCATACGCACGAACAAGGTGTACTCGTCGTCGTCTTCCTGGCCGAATCGTTCGACCAATTCAGCGACCTTGTTTTTGCCCCACTTCTTCTCCATGGCGCCGGCTGCCGTCAAGCTGTGCATGTCCTTCTTGTGGTCACCAATAAAGCAGGCCAGCATGTTCTTATCACCGGACTGTGCAGCGCCCTGACGCAGTTCCTGTCCACTAAAGTCGATTGAGACAATTACTGCGTCCTTGTGATGCGGCAAGAAGCACTCACGGAACTTTACACCCTCACCCTTCTTGGGTAGCTGCCCAAGGTTGGGGTCGTTCGGGGCATAGCGGCGAGTAGTCGTGCGGCTCTGCCCGGCCTGGCCGTGAATCTTGCTGTCCTTCCAGTGGCGCAGGTTGGCGTATGGTGTATAGTACAGTTGCTTACGGGTTGCGCACTTCTTCATGCGTTGGATACACCCTAGGATTCTGGCAGCTTCCGGCCGCTCGTCACAGTCCAGCAACAGGGCGAAGCCCACCGCTTTTTCGTCGGTCTTGGCCTTGGTCACCAGTAGCGACTTGTCGAGTGCCTTCTTGTCGCACGGGTACGGCATACCTAGTGCCTTGCTGTGGTCGCGATACATGTCATCGGGCACGGGCGGCGTCTCATGCCCTGCCCATCTCTTCTTATGGTCCGAGACCAGTCGTGACAGTAGCGGTTTGTTCTTCCGCTCAAGTGCCGTGGTTGAGTTGACCAAGTGGACGGGCAGGTCCAGCAGGCCGTAGAGAAACTCCCGCATCTGCTTCGGCGAGTTGGTGTCGAAGTGGGGCTCACCTGTGAAGCGGCTCGCGACCCAGTCGTTGATCTGGGCCAGGTTGTTGTCTTCGATGTACTGAGCGAGCAGGGGTGCGTCGTCGTGCTCGATCTCGGCCACGGCCTTGGCGAGCTTGGTGATGATGCGCGCCCGTGACGTCATCTCCTGTCCGAGGATAATGCTGACGATCTCCTTGACGCCGGCCGGCGTCAACTCGGTGTAGGTTGGTGTGACCGTGCCCTCCCATCCGTTGTCGACGAGGAACTGACGAACCTCGGCCCACATCGCGTCGTACGTCATTTGGTCCTCCTCCTCCATTCGCTTCATGCGGGTGAGGTCGAACTCGGCACCCTGGTGGAAGGCCAGGGCCGTGACGTAGGCCGGCAATTGCTCAATCTCCATGGCCTGGTCCCAAGTCTTCTCAATCTCCATGATGAGCTTAAAATGGTTGAATAGTGCAGCACAGCAAATGGTGTCGTCGGCGCCGTAACTGAGCACCTCTTGGCCAGTCAGGTCGCGCATCTTGTACTGGACCGTGACCATGGGGTCGCCAGCCTCGATGCCTGCCTCGTGGCGCTCCAGTAGTGTGCCTCGGCCGTTCCAATCACGCTCTGGCATCGTCTTCTTCGTCACCTCGTCGTACGATGTCTGTTCGTAGCCTAAGTAATGCTTTGAACCTTGCTTCAGGCCTCCCGAGATGTTCTCGTTGACGTGTGAGGCGAGGATGGCGGTGTCGATGACGTTCGGAAGGAACCCGTGATAACCGTTGTCTTTCATGGCTTCGCCCCACTCAGCGTAAAGGATGGGGGCCTCGAAGCCGCCGAAGTTCTGGACGACGATCGGGGTACTCTGCGGGATCGTCTCGACCAACTCACGAACCTGGGCACTGGTGACGTTGTCGGTCTCGGCGTGGTCCACAGGAAAGTAGACGGTGTGGTTGTTGTTGCGGCCGAAGGTTAGGCCACACCCCGTCAGTTGGGACCCGAAGACATCGACCTTGGCCTCGCGGTTGCCGGCGCGCAACCAGTCGTCGGACTCTTCGGGTGTGCTGGTCTCGATGTCGAGCGCAACGATCTCGGTGTGGGCCAGTTGAGCCTTGAACCGCGTCTTGATCGTGTCGTAGGTCTTGCTCGTGGCGAGCGTCACGGTCTGTGCCCATTGCTGCAGTCGAGGGTCGGTGACCACGTCCTTGCCACGGGCCATGCCCGCTTTCCAGACCAGCGGTTGGCGCAGGGTGTTGCACCATTCATCGTGTAGCAGTGCACACTGGTAGCTCTCGTAGACGTGCCTGGCGCCGTCGATGACCTTCCGCAGTGGTTTGAACTCGGCGACGTTCTCTGCCAGATCGTGAAGTGTGCGGCGCTTCATCATCCCCTCGATCGCGGCCAGCCCGCCGTCTCCGAACGCGACCAACATGTCGAGGAACGCCTTCTCGCCAAAACCAACTGCGCCCCTGTACTCGTTGCCGTCGCCGACCAGGGCCTTGTACACAGGCACGTATTTGCACGGGAACGGGCCGTACTTGTTCTCGCTGGTACGGCGCCCAGCCTGATAAAGCGAGACGCGGTCGTTGATCAGCGTGGTCATGTCGCCGTCGTTGGTGATGATGACGATGTCGTCGTCAAGGTTGCGGGCCAGGTAGGCCAACAGGTCGTCGGCCTCGACTCCGGCCTGGGTGACGACTTGGGACCCGACGTTGAGGAATGCCTGCGTCAGTTCGTCCTTGCAGCGTCCGAACTCGGCATAGGCTTCCGGCGGGCGACTGCCGCGGCCTTCTTTGTAGCCACTGTAGATCGCTTTCCGGCGTGATTTGCTGTACTCACCCTCGACGACGAAGATGAGGTCCTTCGGGACCAGGTCCAGTTCGCGCATGACGCCGGTGATGAAGTTGATCGACCCGTCAAGGCCGTGCTGCCAACTGCGCACGGTAACCTGTTTGCCTTCATGCTCGACATCACGGCCGAACTCCTTGTCGGTACCGGACATCAGGTACGTCCACAGGGTGGAACTAACATCAATCAATGCTCTCACGCTCAAGTATCTCCTTCATTTCGGTATAGAACCACCACATGACGATCACCACGTCAACCCATCCCCACAAGGCAACAAAAGGGGATGCAGCCAGCTTCAGGATCTGTAGCAGGGCGTTCAGAATCAGCGCGCCGAATGCCACAAGCAGAGCCGCGATACTGCTAAGTATCATGGTTATGATCAGCAGCGGTACGCTGACCCATCGGGACATACCCATGGCAGGCACCTCGTCAAGGTTGGCCATCAGTCTCTCGACAGACAGGTATCTATCGTGTGGGGTCATCGCTTTCCCGCCCTTCTGTGCGCTTCTTCCTCGGCCTCGACGCACGGGACGCAGCGTACGCGTCCCGTCTTGAGCCGGGCCAGCGAAAGACTCTCGCCGCACGATTTGCACTCGGTGATGGCATAGCAGCCGTCCGCATCCGGCACCTGCTCTGGTGCCGCCTTGCCACGGACATGGGCAACACTACAGGCATTGAGTCGGGCCTCGGTGCGGCTGGCCCGGTCGATGATGTCGGCTAGGTGCTCGGCGTCTTCTGTGGCGCGGGTCATTGGGCAGCCGACTCGTGCTTCTTGCACCAAGAACTCTTGAGCGTCTTGAACCCGCCAAGTTGACAGCGCAGGTTACTCTCCACCACCCAGTCGTTGTAGCCCGGGTTGCTCATTGTGCTTCTCTGTGAACTGAAGTGAGCGCAATTTCGGCACATCGGGCCTTCCCTTGTATAACCTTGGGACAATTTGGCTTCTGATTGTTTGCTCATTTCATGCCTCCAACAATAGTGTTGATATGGTAGTACAAGTCGGCAAACGCCCCGTTGTTGGCGATGGTGAAGTCTGGGGCTACTGTCAGCCCGCACTCGGATGAGTGCTTGGCGGTCTCGCCTTCCAGCCCTGACGTGTTGCGCACCACCTTGACGATTGCACCACCAAGGTTGCGGATAGCCTGTGCCTCAAGGTCAGTACGCACATCAGGCACCACGATGTGGTCGGTGTCCTTGAGCAGGTCGTAACTGATGGTCCAGCGCTTGACCCATGTATCGGGGCCGAAGGTGCCTTTGACGGCCTCGGTGCCGAGCAACTGGAACATTTGACGAGGTGACATGCCCCAGTACGGAATGGCGACTTCTTTCAAAGTGTCGCCCCATGTCTGGGCATCGGTCAGTCCGAAGATACTCTTCGCCGCCGCCTTCAGTGGGTCAGCAAAGGCGATGCGGGTGAACTCGTGCTCGGCCCATAGGTGTTTGGCAATGGTGTCTTTACCGCTACGGGCTTTGCCCGTGATTCCGATTAGTTTCATATTATTCTTCTTATGTGTTGGTTGAATTACTCTTGGTGGAAGTGATCCGCCAGCCTGTCGATGTAGCCCTGCTTCACCCTTTCGCTGGGGCCCATGGGTCTGCTGCCAAGCCCCACCACCAGATGGGTGAACTGTGACGGGGCCAGCCATTGTGGTACCAGGTGCTTGTAGAGCTTGGCGACAGGGTCTATTGGATCGGACATGATCTTGATCCAGGCATCGAACTGACGCTTGGACGGTGTCTTCCGCGGGACCGCGGTCCTGGCCAGGCGTGCCCAGCTGAGTTCCGGCCTCCACGTGTACATGGCAACGAGGAGTTTTTGCAGCCCTCTTCCCTTGCGCTCTGCCTCACGGTACAGGGATGCGAAATCGACGCTGACAATTCGTATCCGTGATGTTTCGGTGAGCATGCGCTCGTAGTCCGCCGAGACCTTGACCCCGGTACAGAAGCGGGAACGCGTCATGCCGTCGATGATGCCGTAGCTCTCGCCATCCTGGTGGTGCACCATCAGTGCACATTCATCCCACTCGAGGTGAGCACCCGGGGTGTTGCCGAGTGCGACCAGCAGGCGCACCGTTTGCTCGGCGAAGTCTTTTCCGAGCATGACGAAGTGGCACAGTGGTTGGTTAACCTCCATGAGTTCGGCCTGTGGTCTTCCCTCCCCGTGCCAGACTGGCCAGAGCCAGATGTCGAACAGGTTGTGGGCCTCGGCCCCCGTGGTTGGGACCGGCGGCAGCACGGCGGCGGCGAGGTTCTGGCCCTTGAATTCGGCGTCCGTAATGAACGGCACCGTGGTGCAATAGGTGACCCTGCCACCTGTGAACCGCTTTCCATGCATGCGCAGCATGTACATGGCGTCGGCGATGGTCTTTTCGAGCGGTGCCTTTGCCATCAGACAGCCGCCATTGCCTCTGCCTCGGCCTCGGTTGACCGGTTGTTGGCACGATCGTGGGAGTAGACGAGGCCTGGGTAGCGGACCGAGAGCTTGGCAACGTTGGTGTCGATCACTTGCTGCCAGGTGACGCCGAGAGCGTGGACCATGAGATTCATGTACCAGAACAGGTCACCAAGCTCTGCAATAACGTGACCGGTGTCAAAGTCCTTATGGTTGAAAGTAGTCTTTTTTAGGTGATCAATTACTTCCCCCGCCTCACCACACATTCCCATTGCGGCGTGCAGAACATGATCGCCCGCGCTTTGGCCACTTGGGGCTAGACCAAACATGGCCTTACTGTACTCGTCCAAATTCATCTTGTTATTCTCCTGTGAAAAACCCGGGCCATGGCCCGGGTTGTGCTAAAGCAGAGTTGATCAGGCTTCGATGCTGACCGGCGAACGGCCCTGGCTGATCCACATGAGGATAGCCTTGGTCGCCGTATTGGCGTGGGGATTGCGGGCCTTGCCGCCTTCCTTCTTCGACGGGGTGAGGGGGAAATACTGGCTGACAAAGGCGTCGACTTCGGCCTTGTGCTGCATGGCGGCGTTACTGGTGTCGGCTTCTATTTCGGTGTCAAAGATTCTGCCGGCGTTATCGGCAAACTTGGTGATTTGATTGGCCATGTGAGACTCCTGTTGTTGTAGTTGTGGGTGTTGCGGTGGTTCAGAGAGCGAGTAGTGCAGCCCGCAGGTCGGGGTTCAGGTTGGTGCACTTCGTGAGCAGCCAGTTGACATAGTCTTTCGGCAACTCCGTGAGCTTCTTGCCGGAGTGCTTCCCGAAGTTGATCTTAGTGACCAGCACCGGGATGTTCTGGACGTGAAGGAGGTCCTCCAGGGTGTGACCGCCGTCGCGCAGCATGCAGCGGAGGACTTCGATCAGTTGCTCTACGTCACCGCGCGCACTGTGGGCCTGGCCACGCTCACCAAGGATGTTGAGCATGTAGGCCAGTGTGACCAGCTTGTGGTTGTCAGCGTCCGGGTAGATGATCCGGGCGACCTTCAGGGTGCAGAGGCTTTGGGTGCCTTCCGCGAGGTGAGGCTGCAGGTATTTCAAGTCGAAGGCGGCACTGTGCGCAATGATCACGACATCGTCACCAACCAGCGCCCGACCTTCGCCAGCCATGTACTCCTCGATCGTCGGCGCGTCGGCGACCATGGCGTCGGTGAGGCCATTGACAGCACCAGCACCGTGCGAGATCGGCCGCTCAGGGTTGATGAGCGAACGGCCGCTGGTCAGAACGTTGAGGTCTGCGTCGACCTCACTAAAGGCGATCTCGCAAATCTTGTCGTCTTTGCTAAGGCCAGTGGTCTCTGTATCGAGAATTAGGAAGCGCATGGTGTTTTCCAGTCTTGTTGTGGGTGTTGGTGCCGGTTACGGTTCCGGCTCTGGTGGCCTAGCTTGTTACACGACGTGCGTACCCTCAACACCACGCCGCATGCGCTCAAGTGTCCGCTGTTGGAGCCAGTGTTGCGCTTCTTCGATGTGTGTTAGGGCGCATGCATTGGCTTTGCACGAGTACGGCCCTTTCTGGAAGCTGCGCAGACGGTCCGCAACGATGGCTAGGAGCGATTCGTGTGTCACCCCGTTGACACCATTTCCATCTACAGAAATAGGGCCGTTCTGGAACACGATGTAAGTCGGAGGACACTCACCGCCTGAGACTTCGTAGACGTGGTTCGCGCCCCCGTGTCCCGGCTCGTCGAGTGCGGCGATTGTCAGCGTGTCGTTTGCTGGGTTAACTCTGTGTTCGTCAATGGTTCTCATTTAATTGGTTCCAGTCTTGTTATGGGTGTTGGTGCCGGTTACGGTTCCGGCTCTGCTCTCTTCCCAACTATTGGTCTCTGAGCAGACGGCTTACCAGCCGATTACCCCTTCGGCGCCGCGAACGAGAAGTTCGTGTAGGACCCTGCTGAGCCAGTCTGACCCACCGCGATGATCTCAACGACGGTCAGTTTCGGAACCTTACCCGCGGATTCTTTACGCCCACGCTGACCGCAGAAGTAGCCAAAGTTCGCCGCCGATGTCTTCGACAGTTGAACACGGACCAGTTCCTGGTCGTCCTCATCTATGTCACCGTACTTGTCGGACCTAGTCAAGTAGCCCCACAGGTCAACGTAGGTCTCAAGGCGAGCCTTGTCGTATCCCATAGCCTTGAGGGACTCGATGTAGCCCTGGAGCGAGGTCCCGTCACCGGACAAGGTCTCCTTGTCGTAGGAGTCACGGCACTTGTCCTTGGCCTCCTTGTCGTTCGAGCCAGGAACTGCCATGTAGCGCAGGTTGTAGGACTCAACGTTGAGACGGATCTTCTGGCCGAGCGGCCCGAGCACGGAATGCTTTGCAGCACCGTTCTCGCCGGTGATGGCTGGAGCCGCCATCTTCCACTGTTCGACCTGGGCAATGGCGATCGCTTCCTCCTTGTCGGAGAAGGCGGCGTAGAACTTGGTGGGCGTACCAACGGCGGTATTGGCGGGAGCCACAACCGGCACGTTGGCGGGTGCTGCATCGGCGGCAGCCTTGGCGATGGCCAGTGCAGCGTCCATCACGCTGGTGTCGGCGACGATCTCGTCTTCAATACTCTCAAACTCGGGTTGGGCACGGAGTCCGGTCTTGGGTGCGGTAGTGGTAGTGGTCATGGTCTGTCCTTGTGGTTGTGGTTTGTGTTGCGAGGTTTGGATTCTACTCTTGCCAGTGCGTGTGTCAAGTTATTTGCGCATTGTGCACTCCTTCGTTTGTTGGCAGGTTATGGGGAAATGTCGTCGTCGTAGAGCAGGTACGTGACAACGAGCAGGATGGCGGCACACGCCAACTCATAGAGGTAGTTCATCGCTCGGTGCTCAACACGTAGTCATCACGGACGACTTTCCAGTACCTCGGACTGAATTGGCCGAACCCATCGTTGATGGCATCCACCACGGTGTTGGCGTGTTGCGGGGTCATCTGTGGGAGATTCACAAACTTCTCGGGCGCCCACACTTCAGCCATGTTGTCTGTTTCAACAATTCTCATATCAGGTTCCAGAAGATTCAAATGAGTCGATGCCCTCGTCGTCGAGATACGAGAGCTTGAGCTTGTAGACGATCGCTCTTGGCGAATCGTGCAGGATGCTGCCCGGGCATGCCCGTTGGATGGTGCCGCCATAGTTCGCCAGCGAGGTCATGAACGAGGTGAAGGTGTCGAACAGGACCTCCATCCCGAGCGAACGCTGGTAGCGCACGTACTTGTCGTAAGCCGAGCGAACCTTCAACTCCAGGGTGCCGTCGCGGTTGACGAGGTAGTCGATGCCCTCGACCATCTGAAGGTGCTGGTCGGTGTTGCGGGTAAGCGCCGCCATGGTGTCGAGCACCCGCGATGCCTCGGCCATGTTCTTCGGAATCGAATCCATGACGTGGCCCATGACCGCTTCCTGGATTTCGGCAATCCGGCTGTCAAAGAGGTTTCCGAAAATGTTGCCGAGGGTCTTGCCCATGAACTGCAGACCGGTTATGGCCACGGCCAGGTTGAATGCGGGTCGGCTGGACGCATCGACAATGGCCTGCGGCACCTGCCCGGATACAGCCTTGAAGTTGGCCTTCAGATTGTCAGTGAGATCGGCAACGTCCATGGTCAAGGCCGCAAGTGCCATCTGTCTGCCGATCTTGCCCATGGTCGGGGCATTCGACAGGCAGTATTCAAATGACTCCGAGCGCCCCTGCCGGTCAGACTTGGACATGGCCACGATCAGGCAGCGTTCGAGGATCGCGGACTGGTCCTCGATCGCTTCACCGATGAAAGCTACCGGCGCGGTGTTGGCGTAGTCACTGACGGTGATGCCGCCCCCCGACTTGTCGCGGTTAACTGAGCCGCGCTGGTATGAGTCGCCGGTGTAGTTGCCGCGCAGCAGGTTCTGCAGGAAGTCCTTGGCGTACTTCGACATCTGCCGTGCCTTGACTTCCTCAATGACGAACGGCACAGACGCCGAAGTGGCCGCAGCCGAGATGAGCGGGTACATGGTCTGGCCGGTGGCCGAGAACTGTCTGGGCTCGCGCTGCCAGTAGTGCAGGTGATTGAGCAGGATGACGGTCATCGACTTCCCGGCACCGGCCTGACCAAACACCTGCATGGAGGGGAAGCGCTTGAACTGCTTGCGGATCAACTGGTTCAGGAAAGCGGCCGAGAACCAGCCCAGGAGCTTGGCCAGGTTGGTGTCCGTGTTGATCTGCAACAGGTTGACGACGAAGGCTTCGTCGTCAGTGGTCAGGTCGTCGGCGAACATCAGGTCTGTGTTGAACGATCCGCCATCCGTGTGCTTGCCGTGGAACCTGTAATGCGTGTCGCTCGTAAGGCATACCACTTTATCTGGCGACGCCCAGATAACGTCCGGGCTCCCCCCACGCCGTGTAACGACGTCAATGCCTTCACGCTCGACAGCGTAGACGTTGTTGTTCTTCGACCCCTTGCGGAAGGTATCAGCAAGCGCTGAAGTGTGCATATCCGTTCCTCTCATGGAGGCGCCCATGGTGAGCGTCCATCCGTTAAACTGCCCTCGTGTTGCAAGGGCGCTCATGGGCAGAAACTTCCTGCCCCTGTCTTTTCCGTCCAGTGTGACTTGAAGTTCGTACCCGATCTGGTCGCCATCAACGCCAAACATGCCGATCGGTCCGGTTAGCCCGACATCGCAAATGTTGCGAAACCCCTCGTCACTGCGGACAAAGATGCCCGCCTTGCTGACCCGCAGTGCCCCTGTCTGCTCGACAGGTTCTTCCTGTTGCTCCGGTTCGTCGGGGCCTGGTGTGTTGTCGGCGCTTGCACTTGTTTGCTTGGGTGCGACCTTGACAGGTGCGTCCGGGACGTACTCACCGAAGGTGATGTCGGCGTTGGCCCTGACTTCTGGAAGAAGCAAGGCCAGGACGGCGCCGATGGAGAACTCGTAGCACGGATTACCAGACACGTACCGGAACATGTCCCGCAGGTCGCGTTTGCGTTTCAGCGGGGTGTTGTAGCGACCACTATCACTCTCGTGACAGTTGATTACACCCTCGGCATCGGCCAGGAGCTTCTCTTCACTGATCCCCAACTCTGAGGCGGTGATCGCCAACTGCATCGAGATAAGGTTCCAGCCGACCGACTCCTTGATCGTGGCGCCGGCCAGAATCCCCTCAAAGGTCTCGGGCCATTCCCCCTTGAACTTCAAGAGTGGGCTGTCGACGTGCTTCTTGGACTTGCGCTTGACAATGGCCTTGTCGACCTTGTCCCTGGACTGAGCGTAGAGCAGGCCCAGGTCAGGGTTGAGGGTCGGGGCCTCGATCGGGAGTGAGTTGCGTGGCGACGAGCAGAGTTGTTCGTACAGCGCAGGGTCCATGGCCATCGCTTCTTCGGCGCTGATCTGGACCTTGTACTGGTCGTTGTCTGTTCTTTTTACATTTGGGCATCTCCACATCCGACCTCGACTACTAGAGTACACGCGGAGGTCTAGTGTCTCCACATAGAGGACATGAGCCATCTCCCGGTAAATAGACGGAAGGTTCAGTGTGCCATTGTCCGGGACCTTGCCCATAAATATCTGGGGCGGCACCTCTACATGGTAGCCCTTCTTGCCCGTAGCGAATAGCTTGAGCATGTCCAGGTCCACACCCTTGGCTTTAAGGTTGACCAGGAACAGTTTGAACTGTGTCGTCGCCTCGTCTATGTCGGCGGCGTCAAAGTCAACGTAAAACGGCCCGCGGTAGCGCAGGCTCAAGGTCTCCTCTCTGGTTAAGTCCGAGTCAAAAGAGTTATCAACGTCAAGGACGCTGACCAGTGCCGGCTTACGCGTCTTGGCGATAGTATCCCGTTCGGACGCTAGAGCGGGCTTCCACCGCGTCTTTTCTGTTTCCTGATACAGGAGGCACATCATACTAAAGCCCCCATGTTGGGGGCGTTGGGATTGTCATTTTTATTTTCCCCGTGGTTGTGCTGCGTGAAGGGCAGAGGTTACCCCTCCACCCACACACAGTCAAGGGCCTGGCCTGTTCTGCACACACTGCCTACAGCACGGCCAACCGT